AATAGTGTCGAACTTATCCAAAAATTCTTTGGGTATGTTGTCGCGGGGGGGGGTGTTATGGGTTAACCACTCATCGGGATAATACCTGATGGGGGGGCGGATGCTATCAACGGGTTTTGTGGGTACTACATAGCTTCCCAAACTAAACCAATCAATTCCCAAGTCTGTAAATAGTTTCAACTCATCAAACTCTAAGATAGAATGACATGACAAATATAAAATTCTCATAGACTGTTTTGTATTGTGTTTAATCTATCTCGCATTACTGCACCTACTGCTGGCAGATCAAACTTTTTTCCGACTGTTTCCCGGGCCATCTTGCCCATCTTGGCGGCCACCGACTTATTTTTGAAAGCCCAGCGCATCCCGGCCCGCAAGTCATCAATATCAACCGCACCCCATTTTTGGTCCGGGGTGTACCATTGGGCGTTGTAATTTCCGTTATCAACCGGGATCATTGTATATTTGACCAAATAAGCGTCCTTTTGGTGGGTTAAATACTCATGTATGCCGCCTAAATTGGTTGAGATTATCGGTTTTTCCATTAACATTGCTTCCATTTGGGGAATCCCCCAACCCTCGCCCCTGTGGGCGCTCACGAAACAGTCAAAAGTCTTGTGGAAACGATAAATCTGGTATCTGTCCATGAGTTGACGATATAGAAACAGGGGGGCGTAGGATTTTAGATTCAATTTAGCTTTGAGTTTTCTAATCTGTTGGCTTATCACCTCTCTTTTCTCGGCTCCAAATCCGATTCTGTAGGTCTTGAGTGTCAGACTTACACCCTCTGTTCCCTCAAATTCTCTCCAATACGCCTCAAGTAAAGCTAGAGGATTCTTGCGCTCGGTCCACTCGAAAATACTATAAAACTTAAATCCATCCTTATTTGGGGTGATATATGGGTCAATCGTTAATGGATCAATTGAGGCATCGATCGCCTCGGGAATTATATAAATTGGCTTAGTCACTCCCGCATTCCGCATGGCTTGTTCGTTGAATTTTGAGCCAGTCCAAATTTCATCGACGTTTTGGAGGGGCAAGGCAAAATCTAGGGGAATCTTGTCGGTTTCCCAAAACGCTCTCCCGATTATGTATTTTTCTGGCTCGTAAAATTGACCATAAACATTTGGCGTAGTATGTATTATTTTGATACTGTATCCAAGCTCGCGATTTTCAAGAGATACTGCCAAATCCCCAAGTTTTCCATAATCTGATACATCAAAGCAATAAACTGGAATCTGGGTAGTCACTTCGACACCGGCGATCACCAGCGCACCTATGTCATGTCTGTTGGCCTCGCCATATCCTGAATAATCCTTAGCCGGGCCAACATATTTTATTTTCATTACAGTTTGACAAAGTTTTCCTTTTTAACCACAAATGCCTTATTACACACCTTGCAGACCGCACTCTTGGGCGCTATCTCATCTTTGTGTAAATAAAACGCAACACCAGTGCAGGCATCGCAAATATAGCGATATGCTGGCTTGACAACATTATTGACAACCTCTTCTGTGGGCTTGACAACCTCTTTTAGTTTGTCCATAGTCAATTCACCTCCTTACTTAACTTCCTCTAATGTGAGAATATTTAATAATTTTCGTTTTTCGATAGGCATTAACATTATCTCATCTAATCTCACCTTTATTTTGGCTACCGCCTTGGCGAATGTCCAACTCTTGACGTATTCTGATGCCCTTTTGCCCATCTCAAACGCCTCATCCTGATGTTCGTAAATCCATCTCATCTTTTTGCGCAGATCATCTATGTCACATACCACCATCTCGCCCACGTCCTCGCCTTTATATCGGGCATACAAGGCCGGGCATTTCTCTTTGACTTTGACTTCATACATATAGTCGGGGTTAAAATACTCGGTTATCCCGTGGGCATTGGGGACGATTGAGGGCATCCCGGTAGCCATACACTCGAGCGGACCAATCCCAAATCCCTCACCACGGGAGGGAAAAACAAGGCAATCGGATCGTTTCATTATGTCGAATAGTTCGCTATCGGGAATTTTGCCATAAATACATTCTATGTTCGGATACTCGCTTTTCGTGATTGGTAGAGGAGATTGATTTTGGGTAGTCTTGAATATCAATTTGACTGGTTCGGTTTTTTCAAACTCTGCTGTGAAAGCCTTAAATACTTCTGGAAACCCCTTACGAATGTTGAACGCATTATAATGTAAAAAAGTAAAATCTCTACGGCTTTTATGAGATGATTTGCGTTCCTGATAGGTATAAGCACTATCGTTATATCCAAGGGGCATTATGGTGGTCTTGACACCGGCCCTTTCAAACGTGGCCTGACACCAATGGGACGGCACCCAGACCTCATCGGCCGCCTTGAGATAGTCAACCCAGTCATCGGGAATCTTATCGCTCTCAAACATGGTATAGATGATCCTGTAAGGGGCCTCAATTCTTGGAAGCGAATAGGGATTGTGGAATAGAATAGCGATTTTTTGGCCGGTATAATGGGTTGACACCGGCATGCCCAGCTTCTCAATTTCCTTAATTATGTTTGCGCTCGAGATACTATAGCCATCCTTTCCCCCCTGGCTGACCGTGGATAGATAAATGCCCGATTTAATATCATCACCAGCTCGTAATTTTACAAACTTCGCCCGACGCTCTTCGATGTATTCCCTCTCTTGTTCTGCTGTAGCCTTGGTAAACCCGGGCTGACTTAACCACTCCTCAAACTGTTTTGCGTTGTCGATTTGAGTCATTTTCCCTGAGGGGCTTATCAAAAGTGGCATGACAATCATTTTATATCATTTTTCGAGCCATGACAACGCAAAACGCCCCTTTCGGGGCGTCCTGCTTGAGTGAGCAACTCAATCTGAATTATACGCTCTCGACTTCCACGATGCGTCTAACGTCTAGGACGTTGACACCATAGAGTAAGTCAATGGTCAATTGGTGTGCGCCAAGATCGGCGTTATACCAAAAGAGTGTGCGCAAACTCAAACCAATACTCGGATCGTTGACAACTGCAAAGTTGCCACCAAATCCCTCGGGGCGAGGTAAGGGCCGTGAGGCCAAAACCAATCCACCACGAGTGTACGCAAGGTTATGATAAGCCACCGGCGAGCCGGAGGTTTCAATCATTTGGCTTTCGGAAATTTCCATTCCGTAAGCGCGTATAACTTGGCCACTGGTAATCGTTTCACCAGTACCGCGTGCATCGTATCTCGAGAATTTATCGGTCCCGAGCAAATCGTTGTACACGGTCGCGTCCACGTAGAGATACTTTTGCTCGGTCTTGGGGACTTTTTGGTCCGTAAAAAACTTACGGATATTGAGCATGGAGGTATCAATCGTGGTCGCACTTGTGCGACTCCAGCTAACAGTGCTGGTAATGCTTGGGTGCAACGCGGCCAGCGAGCTTTCAACCGCCTCGGCGAGTGCGATAGCACCATCCTCGGCATACCTGGATTGTGTGTCTTGGTTTTCAAGCACTTTGGTAACGTCGTCAATCGTAAACGTAACCTCTTTGTGCTTATTGAGCGTAACGGATACGTTGGTACCCGTCGGGTTCTGCTTGGTGTAAGTATTACCCGCCGTTTTGTCATTAGCACTCACGGCACCAGTCTTTGGTACTTGGATTGTCTGCCCGAATGTGGCGGTTGTCCAATCACTATCCTTGCTAACGGTCCTCGCCAAACTTAAATAGGCGGGAAATCGCTGTAAACATTTCTGCGCAATAATAGTAGGAATAAACACCGCATTGGTTGTGTTGTTTAGTACATTTTCGGTCATTTTATGTTTTCACCCCCTTTCAAGAGTATGTTTTTAATAACCTTTTACAAGGTTTCAAAATAAATAAGTGAACTTAAACGGGGGATGCGCGGTATTAGTGCATGTCGTCCTCAATCAACCCGGCTTTGTAGGCGGCCAATATATCTTTCTCATTAGCCCTGTAAAATTCAGGATTATTGAGTTGCGACAATTTGAACTTTTTGGGTCCATTGTCGGTATCGGCTCCCGGGCTAGTTGCTGATCCAATAGTTACATTGGTCTTGCCTTTCAAATATGGTTTTCCGACCACTAGGCTTTGTACCGCTTCTATGACGCCAAGCACATTGCCACTGTCGTCGACACTTATATTCGTCCGGTCAACTAACTTTAATACCGCCTCAACATCCACGACGCCGATTTTAGTGGCCTCGGTAATTATGCGATTGTCCTGAATTGATTGGGTGAACTTGCTCTTTATATCGTCCCGTTCTTGGGCGCGTTTCGTTGCAAGTTCCTCAAACTTCTTGGTTTCTACCAATCGCTTCTCCTCGGTCTCGGCCTGCTCTTTTTCGAGCTGGTCCGCTTTCTTGGCGCGTTCGTTTAGGCTCTTGAAACGTGGGTGCGTCCATAGTCGCGGATCGTCAAAGACTGTTTCATCAAAAGCCTTTTCTCCGCCTTTTGTCTTACCTGCGTTCGTACTACCGTCACTACTCGTTTTGTTAGGGTCGGTCCCTGTGCCGGGTTCCTGATTGTTAACTTTTGTGGGGTCGCCCCCAGCGTTATCGGTCATATGAGTTGATTATTCGTTTTTTTAGTTGGTAAGTCCAACCTCAAGCTCTAATAATTCCATCATAGGAAACTATGTAGTCGTTGTCAAGTGTACTGTTCACCAACGTCAGGATTGGTTGTCTTAGATACTTTTTGGGCGGTTTTCTCGCTTATGACCTTGGTTGGCATGTTAGGATTGTATGCTTCGGTTAGCTTCGCCAGTGATGGGATAAGTACGTTTATCGCGTGCCTGCAATTGGGATGGAATAAGCCATCAGCTTCCGCCTCGGCCACGGTCGGATAACCTTGGGTCTGTCCTCTGGCACTCAAGATCTTTCCCTGCCAGACCGCGCAGATGGGGCAAGTATTCGAGTGAGAACTAACTTGGACCAGATCATAGTCATTTTCAACCATCCGGTTTATCAGACCTCTATTGCGTGCCTCAACGACCTTGGTACGAAATAACATATCTGCATAACGATCAAGTGTCCATTTGTGCCCACCTTTGTCGATCAGGGCATCCAAACCCTGCTCCCGTAGAGTAGATTTGATGACCTTTCCGACCTCCCGGCGGGCCTTACCGCCAATCACCCCCTCGGCAATCTTTTGGGTTAATGTTTCCCGGGAAATCTTACCGAGTAATAATTGTGCGCTTCGGGCAACGCCAGTCATGCTTTCTCCGAATGCCCTGCTCGCATCATCTACAAGGGCCGCGATAGCTTCTTTGTGAACTCGATTAAATCCCTCTTTGACGCCAATATCTGCCCCGATGTTATTAAGTTGTTTGATAGCATCGTCGGCGCCGACTTTGTAATAACCCGTTAATTCCGTTTCCAAGAATTTTTGTACATCGACACCCAAATCATCAAGAACGACCTCGATTTGACGCAGAATTGCCTTACGATTAGCCACACCGAAATTAGTTGCCGTTTCAATCTCGCCCACAATTGAGGCGTATGCTATCTTAAATGTTTTCGTCAACCTGGCGATACTCTCCTCATTCACCTCAATCTGCAATGGATACATGCCCTTATTTTATCCTATTTCATCTCATCAGCCATTTTTTTCTCCATTTTGACTTTCATCATCATTGGTGGTTTACCCGTTTTTGGGTCAACTGCTTTTTCGTTCTGACCCAATTTCATCAATGGGATTTCAACTTTGGGCTGTTCTGCCTCGATCTCCGCCAGCATATCCTCGGCACTTTTTTCATCCACGGCGTCAAGTTCCATAATAGCTTGTTTTTTGCTTTTGATACCGGCGTCAATGGCTAGGATTAAATCTGCCTGTAATTCGGTATCGTCAATCGGTAGCCCATCTTGCCATTCAATCTCCGGCCTTACTGGTTCTTTAGTTAGCAATTTTCCATCAATTTTGAGACTATTGGCTTTGGCGAATACTTGGGCATTGTAGACAATCTCTTTGATGGCCTGGTCATAATAAAGGCGCTTTCTGGCCGCTTTGGCGAGCGTGCGCATGAGTTTGAACTTGAGCGCCCGGCCGCTTTCAGACTTGCCCTCACCCAGTCCCAGAAGATCGGGTGAAATCTCGGCCGTGAGATAAAGAAAATCAACTATCTTCTCAATCTCTTTGAACGCGGATTCAAGCGAGGCATCCCAGACAACATACTCCGGCTTACCATCCTGCCCCGCCTCGACTTCAATTACCCCCAATGCCTTCTTTTTCACATTGCCTTTTTCATCCAGTACCCCGGGTGGGACCATCAAGATCGGATCACCGTGTTTATCCAAAATGTTATCGACCTTACTTATTCGATTGTTGAGCGCATAGAACAGGGAATCAAGATCGTGATAGTCGGATAATCCAAAATGCCTATCACCAGTTTTCCAATTAGCCACATGAGTTATCAACAATTCTTTTATGTTGGTCGCTTCCTCCGCTGGGACGTTCAGATTCGCATAACTTAGCGACACCTCGCGGATGATTTTGTCGCCTTTCATCTCATAGATTTTGTTGGTTATCTTGCCTGACTCGTGACTCTCAACTCGTAAAAACAGATCATCTCCGATTTGGAATGTCCACTTGAGATCAATCTTTTTGGGGGTAGCTCTGACGTTAAATCCATCGACCTCTGGGAAATAGATTTTGGGGGATATATCTTCGACAATGACCGTACTCTCCTCGTCGGTTTCGTTCCGTTTGCCCGCTCGCATCTTGAAAACCGCATCACCGTTATATGAGTTCCCCAAAGCATTCTCGTAACACTGTACGTCGAATTTATTTGCCCTCCAAAACGCATCTACCCATTCCTGGTCGCCCTCCGGCACTTTGACCGTGGGGGGCTCGCTGAAAAGCATGTCAGCCATGATTTTCGATAACAGACCCGCGAAATTGACAACGACGTATCTTAGTTTGGCATAGGCACGGTTGTACTTTTCATCATCGATCTTGATCCTAAAGGCCTCGAAATGTTTGCCAAAAAATAGTTTACGGTAGTATTCGTAATCATCCAGTCTTGCTCTCTCTTTGTTGTTTGGAAATACCCCGATGGGCGGTACTGTCATGTCGACCACATTGGGAACCTGACCGTTTATGGCGGCCTGTAGGGCTACTGTGACACCCGGCGCCTGTGGGTAATTATCTTCGGCCATATCAAAATAAGTATATCATTTTGTAATTTCGCTCAATAACTATATTTTACGCCAATTGCAAGTGTCATTGTAGAGGATTCGTCGCAAACGCCCTGGCTTTGGGCCGGTCAAATTTGCGCATCTGCAAAGCCACGAAGCCAGCAAATAAAGCATCATCATGTTTTCCATCGGCATGCTCCCGTTTGCCACTTTCTTTTTTTACAAAAGTTTTCATCTCATTGAGAGTACGCTTAGATCGAATGGTCAGGTGTCCCTCGTCAAAAAAGATATTGAAATCATCAATCATTACATCACGAGTCTTAACATTGGTAGACCAGCCGATTTTTTTGGTCCGTTTCAGGGTCTTCTCGTCAATTCTGGTTTCGAAATAGTAATTATCATAAATCTTGCTCAAAAATAGGATTGTGGATAACATGTTATTTTCGACCCCCACAAATGCTTTGTTGTAATAATTACCTATTTCAGCCACGATTCCAGCTAATTCGTCCGGGCGCAATTTTCCGTAGAATTGGGCTACCTGTCCCAGACCATCCCGGTCCCAGACATCAACACATGAATAGTCTGCCCCATCACCATCGGAGGGGTCGACACCAACAATATATTTAGTTTCTGGTTTGGGCAGTTCCCACATTTCAAGGCCGAGCTGATGAATCTTCTTACATTTCTCAATTTCCTCATCGACCGCCTCAATGCTGAATCTGTCCCGCAAAAGTTTCTCAATTTCTCCCCACTCTATTGGGTCAAGAGGCTGGACTGCGTTTATTTTCTCTGGATCAAATACATGTCCCGCACCGCTCTGAAATGCCTCTAACATTGAGCTGGGATACTCTTGTTTGAATAATTGCTCACCGGTGAGTCCAAGTCCCGTCTGGTTCCTCTTTAATTCGTCCATTTTCCACCTCCTCCACAATATCTGCCCATCACTCAAGTTGTGTTTTTGTTGCAAGGCAATCTCACTTTGAGTCTTATCATTCACATCAAGATTCCCGGGTAATGAATACTCGGGGTTTTCAAACCACGGATAAAAATATGATTTATAGTCCAGCTCACTAAACTTTGATCGTGTGGCGGCTTCCATGTAGGCATCATAAAACTCATTAAACCCATTGGCTGTTGTTTCCTCACTTATCGATCCACTCATCGGGACCGCCTGTTTGGACCCAGCGACGAGTTCCTGACGGTCTTTGATGTAAGCACTCTCGGTGACGTGTAATCGTCTGACCGTACCCGAACGGAGCTTGAGAGCCACATAAATCATACTGTCCAGTGGGGCACCATCAAACCGACTCACAAAACGTAGCATCCTCGTGGTGTCGGCCTTAGTGACTGGTTTAATCTCCATTGGCAGATTCGTATACGCTCTTTTGACAATATCAAAAATCATGTCTATTGCCTCGCGTTCGTGTCCCAGGATGGCGCACGATGATCCCGGCACCCACAATGCTTCATCAAGTAAATCTATGCAATATAGTGTGGTAAATCCGAACTGTCGCGCCTTGAGGACGTAAAAGTAACGTGTGGATCCACGTTCCGCTAGATGCTTGAGTTGAGGATAGTTCGGTCTGAACGTGATAACTCTACCCCGCTTATCTTTAATCTTATACAGGTGTGTTAGCCGCCACCATTTGTTTTGAAGCCTCTGATCCAACGAATCCATAATCTGTTTCCATTGTATCTAATATCTTGCCCACTTTGGACGGGTCGGCTTCGGCTGTTTCGGTTCTGGTTACAAAATAGGGTTGGGCGGTTCGGTGCTTCTCGGCCATAAACCTTACATTTTTCATGTCATCTTCGGTTACCGGGCGCCCTTGTTTTATACGGTCGTTTACGTCCATGAGTACCTTGGTGAGTATGTCATTAGCCAATACGCCGGGTGTGGCTCGGTATATGTCTATTTTTTGCATAAACCAATCGTTTAGCCTGTATTTGTTATAAATTGCGCC